TCGTAAATACTTTCCGGCGCGTTGCTGAAAACGGGCGTGTACCCGTTTAGCATTTTGAAATAGCCTTCCGCCTTCAAGTCGGCTTTCGGCTTCCGGAAGATGGTTTCAAAAACTCCCATGTTGTTTATCACCCCGCATTTTTGAGCATTTCGCCGATTTCGTTATAATATTTCTGCCGCACGGTCAGCGCGTCGATCACGGAAACGAAGCCGTCAATTCGCGCCCGCTGTTCGATCTTCACGGGACGGAACTTCCGCGTTTCCATGTTGTGCTTCAATGCGACGTTGAGGAAGTGCGCCTTCAACAAGTTATTGTCGGCAATCTTGAAATTGCCGTCCTTGATAACGCCTTCAAACTCACGGATCACGGGCGCAAGGTTTTCACCCTGCCATACGTCGTCCGTCTGCCAGCCCGCGCCCTTCAAGTCGTCGATCAGATATTGCGCGGAATAGCGGTCGTACCCGATCTTCAAGATATATATTCCGTACTGATCCCGAAGCATAGAAAACCATTCGTAAACGTCGCGATAATCGACGTGGTTTTCGCCGGATAGCTTGACGATCCCTTGCTTTACGAAAATGTCATACGGTACGCCGTCGATCGCTTGCGCCGTTTCAAGGCGGTTCGCTGGCATAAAGAATTGTGCGAAGGCGTATAGAACGCCGTCCCGCTCGATCACGACGGAAGCGGCGGTCAAGTCCGTTGTTTGCGAAAGGTCTATGCCGCCCACGGCGTAACTGTCCTTGAAATCCTCCAGCTTTGCGTGAATTCCTGCGCCGTCAACGACAACGTAATCAAGCCACGCGACGGAAGAATTCTGCTTGATATTGCAATACTTCGTAAGGAATTCAGCCCGCTTCGACATACTCATTTCGGCGACGGCGATTTCCTCTTTGAAGAAGTCCGGCGAAACGGAAACGCCCATATTCGGATTTGCTTTTTTAAGCTCTTCAAGGTCGTTCCATTTCTCCACGTCGTCGATCATGTAAAGCAGGGGAAGAAGGCGGCGTTCCTTGCTTCCGCCCTTCAAAAACGCAGTCGATCTCTTCATCAATTCATCGAAGATACCGTCGTTTTCGTAACCCGCCGTTGAGATCGAAAGGATCATCGGCTGGCGGCGCGCACCAAGCGCGGATTTCATAACTTCGTACTGCTTCAAGCCGCCGTCGCCGCGCCACGACGCGACTTCATCGTTTACGACTAAATGCGGATTGAAGCCGTCGGATTTCTTCGCGTTGAACGCAAGCGGCTTGATCGCGGTATTGCTTTCTTCGATGTAAATATCGGAACGGCGCTTCTTCGATAGGTCGGAAAGCTCCGGTTCTTTTTTTATCATCTGATAGAAGTTATCGTAAACAATGTTCGCTTGCTCCAGCTTCGGCGCAAGGCAATATATTTTTGCGCCGTATTCGCCGTCAAGATACGCCATGTACGCAATGACGGCGGACGCAAAAAGCGTTTTGCCGTTCTTGCGCCCGATCACAATAAACACTTCACGAAAGACGCGCGTTCCGTCCTCTTCAACGATCCCGAACATAACGGAAACGGCGGCTTTCTGCCACAACTCCAGCTTCAAAAGGTCTGTGCGCCCTTCGCAATGATGGCAAAAGTTTTCGATGAACCGAATTGCCTTGTTTGCCTTCTTCGCGTTGAATGTGAAAAGCCCTTCTTGAAGCCCCTTCACGATGTATTCATACAGAAGGCGAACCCACTTGCCGACGGTTATATTTCCGGAAGAAATGCCGTCGAAATACTCGTAAATGTAATTTGAAAAGGGCATTTTTATTCGTCCCGCAACGCCTGTAAACGGCTTTCTTTTTTCTTCTCCGGCGGTACAAGATCGCAAAGCTGTTTGATAATAGCGGCGTGATTTTTTGTCATGGCGATATGTGTTTTCACCGCGTCGCTTTGCTTTGTCCCGCTCTGATTTGCGCCGTTTTGGTATTCGACGGTGTAGCCCTCTTCGTTGATGATCTCTTGCAATTCTTCAAGGGATACCGCCATGAACGCCGCGTTCTTGATAAGGCTTTCGACGGTCTGCAACTTGTTTTTATCCAAGTCTTTGAAAATGCGCTTCAATCGGGAAAACTCCCGCTTGATCTTTTCTTCTTTCGTCAAGTCCTTCTTTGTCGCCATAAATATCACCCCCCTTTTCCGGTCAACCCACACCCCCTTAAACGCGTACACCCGTTATG